AGTCTACATTGCTAGATGCTATATCATTTGCATTATTTGGTAAGCCTCACCGTGATATCAATAAGCCTGCACTACTTAACTCTATCAATAAAAAGAACTGTGAAGTAGCGGTTACGTTTGAAATTGGTAAGCATAAGTTTGAAATCAAGCGAGGCATCAAGCCTGGTATCTTTGAGATCTGGCAGAATGGTCATATGATCAATCAGGCTAGTACTACACGTGACTATCAAAAGTATCTTGAACAGAACATTCTTAAACTTAATCATAAATCCTTCCACCAGATTGTTGTATTAGGATCATCTTCGTTCGTTCCATTCATGCAATTGAAGTCAGCATATCGACGTGAAGTGATTGAGGATCTATTAGATATCAACATCTTCTCAAAGATGAATGGTCTATTGAAAGAGAACTCTGCACGTATTAAAGAGAACTATAAGTCTATCACACATGAGATTGATATACAGTCTTCTAAGATAAAGATGCAATCTAAGTATATTACTGATATGTCAGCTGCGTCTGCATCCATTGTAGAGTCTAAACGTGTGACTATGTCCGAATACGTGGCAGAAAAGACAGCGTTTATACGTCATGGTCATACATTATCAGATCAGTATGACGAGTATCATGATACTACTGAAGACGCACTAAACATCGTGTATGATCTAAAGGCTGTGTTGAATATGGATCTTCATACATTGAATGGCGACTTAAAGTCTCTTATGAAGGAATCAAAGTTCTATTCATCTAATACAGAATGTCCCTCATGTACACAGACTATCGATGATTCATTACGTAAGACTAAGATTAATGATATATCTACTGTAGCTAAGGGTCATCTAGGTAATAAGAAAACATTAGAAATTGAGCTTAAAAGTGTCATTGAGTCTATTGATAGTGTGACAGAATTGATTAAAAAGAAGAGAGATCTTGCTCATGATATAAAGCTAAACGATATCAATATCAATAATATGCAAAGTAATATTATATCATTGGATGCTGACATCAGTAGCTGTAATACAAGTAATGCTGACATCAGTAATGCAAGGGCAGAGTTATCAGAATTACAAGATGCAAAGCTACAACTAGCAGAGCGGAAATACGAGATCAATGATGAGATCTCATATGGTATTGTTATAGCGGAAATGTTAAAGGATACAGGTATCAAGACTAAGGTCATAAAAGAATACCTACCTATAATGAATAAACTGATTAATAACTATCTACAGATCCTTGACTTCTTTGTATCATTCAACTTAGATGAAAACTTTGATGAGAGTATCCGCTCACGTCATAGAGATAACTTCTCTTACGAATCATTCAGTGAGGGAGAGAAGTCTCGTATAGATTTGGCACTTATGTTTACATGGCGTCAGATTGCTCGTATGAAGAACTCTACAAATACCAACCTTCTAATCTTGGACGAGACATTTGACTCATCTATGGACCATGATGGAGTAGAGAATCTAATGAAGATACTGAACACATTAGATACTGGTACAAACGTTTTCGTTATCTCTCATAAGGGTGAGATACTTGAAAGCAAATTCCGTAGCAAGATTGAATTCGTAAAGGATCATAACTTTTCGAAAATAAAAGCCTAAATCGCTTGACCTCATACGTCAAATGAGGTATAATTATATTAATGAATAACAGCCAGGAAGTACTAATGAAAATATCGAGTAGCACATTATCTGTACTGAAGAACTTCAGCACAATCAATTCAAACATGGTGTTCAGTCCTGATGGGGAGTTGAAGACTATGTCGAATGCAAAGAACATTCTAGGCTCAGCTGTAATTCCAGAGCAGTTTGAATATGAGTTCGGTATCTATGATCTGAATGAGTTTCTAAACGTATTGGGTATGTTTGAAGATCCAGAGTTATCATTCCATGCAGATGCTAAGTTTGTTAACATCTCAGAAGATGGTCATTCTATTAAGTACTTTTTCTCTGAACCATCTAATCTAACTTCACCTCAAAAGAAGATTGTAATGCCTTCTGCTGAAGTACAGTTCGAGATGAGTGCAGATAACCTTAACGCTATGAGGAAAGCAGCTGGAGTATTAGGTACGACTGATGTTATAATTGAAGGAACTACTGGATCTAATCAGTTAGAATTAACTGTAACAGATATTGGTAATCCTACTTCTAACTCATATAAGATTGAAATTGATGTTGATGAAGAGAACACTAGTGATTTTAAATTAGCATTCAATATTAATAACTTCAAATTTGCAGGAGGAGATTATCAAGTAGACATCTCATCTAAACTTATTTCGAAGTTCACACATAAAACAGAACCCTTAGTTTATTGGGTAGCATTAGAAAAAACATCTAACTTTAACACATAGAGAATATATTATGAATAACTTGATCATCCCATCTTCACCAGCAGACCGTCTAAAGATCCGTAGTGCAATGAAAGAGATTTCAAACACTTATGCACGTATTGAAGGCGAGCGTTCTTACATCAAAGAAGCTATTGATAAACTATCAGAAGACTTTGAACTACCAAAGAAGTATCTACGTAAGGTAGCATCAGCATACCATAAGCAGAACATTGCAGAGACTACAGAAGTAGCAGATGATGTTGAAACCCTATATGATGCTGTATTTGCAGAAACTGCTACATCATAGCAGTTGACCTTATGAGCGTATTAAGGTATAATACGCTATACAATATATTATGGAGTAGTGAATGAGTACTGATTTATTATGGGTTGAGAAATATCGACCAAACAAGGTAGAAGATTGTATTCTATCTGATGAGTTGTTGACTACATTTGCAGAAGTTGTTAAGAGCGGTAACGTTCCTAACATGCTTCTAACTGGTACAGCTGGAGTGGGTAAGACTACTATTGCTCGTGCTATTTGTAATAGTCTTGATTTAGACTATATCATCATCAACGCTTCTGAATCTCCAAACATCGATACTCTTCGAGGTACAATTAAACAGTTTGCATCTACAGTATCACTTCAGGGTGGTTTAAAGGTTGTTATTCTTGACGAAGCAGACTATCTGAATGCTCAGAGTACTCAACCAGCATTACGTGGATTCATTGAAGAGTTCTCTAATAACTGTCGTTTCATTCTAACTTGTAACTTCAAGAATCGTATTATTGAACCATTACATTCTCGTTGTTCTGTGTATGAGTTTAATACTTCAAAGAAAGCATTAGCAGCACTTGCACCTAAGTTCATGAAAAGACTTCAGTTCATTCTTGATTCAGAAGGTATTACGTATGACAATAAAGCGATTGCTAATCTTATTATTACTCATGCACCTGATTGGCGTAGAGTTATTAATGAATGTCAACGTTACTCCAGTTCTGGAAATATTGATGTGGGTGTCCTTGTGGACTTGGGTAACGATTCTTATAACAATTTACTTAAAGCGTTAAAGGCAAAAGACTTTACTAAGATGCGTAAATGGGTTGGTGAGAACTCTGATACAGAACCTCATGTCTTATTCAGACGAATGTATGATACTTTATCAGATCATTTAACAGCAAATAGTGTTCCACAGATCATTCTTATTCTTGCTGACTATCAGTATAAGAATGCATTTGTAGCGGATCATGAACTTAATACAGCAGCATGTCTTACAGAGATCATGGCTAGTGGAGAATGGAAATGAACAATGCGATGATCTTTGATCTCGAAACATTAGGTACGACAGCAGCAACCTGTCCTGTATTATCTGCAGCGGCATACGCATTTGATACAGAACGATTCTTATCAAGCAATCCATATACCATCGAAGAGATTGTAAGTGGATCAGATTATGTTAAAGTTAAAGTTAATGAACAGTGTACTCAGCTAGGACGTATCATTGAAAAGGATACACTCACGTGGTGGAAGCAGCAGGATAAGGCTGTACAGAAGGCTCAATTGATTCCTTCTGCAAACGATAAACCTGTTGCCGACATCATCAAAATGCTGTATAATAACTTTACACATAAATCTAATGTATATACAAGAGGTAATACGTTTGACCCTGTAATCATTACATCATTGTGTGCTACTCTTAAAATCGAAGAGCCTTATCCATGGTACAATGTACGAGACACTCGATCAACTATTGATGGTCTGAGTTGGGGTAGTGGATTATTTAATACGTTTATACCAGAAGGTATCGACGAGAAGTCACTTGCTGTTCACGATCCTCGTGTAGATATTGCATTAGATATTATGCGTATCCAAGCATTAGTGATAGCAACTTCCTAGGAGAGTTATATGAATGACGATTTAATATTAAGAGTAAGCCATAATAGCATACGAGAGGTAGCTTCTATCAAGCTAGCTCGGAATGGTTCATACTACATTGAGTTTTTAAATGCAGATGGTACATTCAATCGTAATGAAACATTTGGTGCTGGCGAGAACCTTGCATTCTTTGAAGAAGTATTAGAGGAATGGAAGGGTGGTGTTCGTAAGCAGTTCTTATGCGAGTAGGATTTACTGCTAGTGCATTTGACATGCTCCATGCCGGACATGTCATGATGCTACGTGAAGCGAAGGAACAATGTGATCATCTCATTGTGGGATTGCAGATTGATCCTTCGCTCGATCGTCTTGAGAAGCATAGTCCTATACAAACCATTGTAGAACGTTATATTCAATTGGCTGCAGTATCTTATGTGGATGAAATTGTTCCTTACGAAAATGAAGAGCAATTAAAAGATATACTTGAGACATTCAAGATTCATGTACGAGTACTAGGTGAAGAATATAAGCATATTGAATTCACTGGTAAGGATCTCTGTATGGAATTGGGTATCGAGTTGTATTATAATAGTCGGCAACATAAGTTCTCCTCTTCTGATCTACGTAACAGATTGATGGAAATAGAATGATGGATAAATGGAAGAATGTATACAATAATGAGTTATACGTTGTAGATGATAATACCGATTTAGACTCTATGACTGTCTCATTTACTAAATTACATCAGGCTCAGACTACTCGTGGTCATGCTCATCCTAATGAAGAGGTTTACATATTCCATACTGGTAAAGGTGTTATGCGTATAGAGGATACTGACTATTTAGCAAAACCTGGAGATGTTTTCACAATTAAGCCAAATATCTTTCATAAAGTTATAAATAACTCGACTAAGAACAAGTTAACATTCTATTGTGTATTTGAGGGCAATAGAACTAAGAAGGTATATGATGAATCCATTTGATTATGTTAAGGCTGCAAGTTATAGTAAGAAAGACATTATGGTTGATGATATTGCTGAGAAAGCATACACACCTTATATTGTTAATAGAGCGTTATCCTACCACCTAGATACTGTTCTATTTGCTAATGAGATGAATATCAATCATAATATGGACAATAGACTTCAATTTGATTTTTATATAAATACCATCAAGAAGAGAAATCGCTTTTCTAAATGGCATAAAGTTGTTGATGATAATGATGTAGATATTGTTAAGAGTGCTTTTAATTATAATAAGAAACGTGCTGAAGAAGTTTTGTCTTTATTGAGTAAAGATCAAATTCAGTCATTGAAAAATAGGATGAATATTGGTGGAAAACAATAGTGAAAGTATAGAATGGACTCCCGCTCACATGCTGGAGATAACGCTTAACGAACCAGACGATTTTCTCAAAGTAAAAGAGACTCTGACTAGAATCGGAGTAGCATCCTCAATGGATAAGAAGCTATTTCAATCATGTCATATCTTACATAAACAAGGAAGGTACTTCATAGTACACTTCAAAGAATTATTCTTATTAGACGGTAAAGGATCTAACCTCAATAAGAACGATCTGGAGAGACGCAATACGATTACGACTCTTCTAGCTGATTGGGGACTATTAGACATTGTCGATACGAGTCAATCATTGGACACAGCCCCTCTAAAGCAGATTAAGATAATTTCCTATAAGGAAAAATCTGAGTGGGAACTATGTCCGAAATATAATATCGGGTCTAATTAAATCAAGGTAGCATAAGTAATGAGAAGGTTATTACGTAAGGTCAGAGTCGTATCTGCACTACACAGTAGGAAGCGGGCACGTAGAAAGACCTTTGAGCAGAACCAGGAAAGTTTCCTAAAGGCTGCAAAAATGATGGAACATGAATACCCAATGGGTACATCTCACCATTATATCGCTTATCAATTGCAACGTAATAGAGCAATTTAAGCACGAACAATAAGAGTCTGCTTCGGCAGACTTTTTTATGCCTGACTGTTGACCTTTTGGCCAAAATGCTATATAATAGTGTATATAATATATTAATGGGATGTAACTTTGAAATTCTACACAAGTGTCAATAGATTCGGTAATTCAATTCTATATCGTGGTTATGATGGTGCTCAACGTATTCATAAGAAAGTGAAGTTCCAACCAAAGTTATTTCTTCCAGATCCAGAAGGTGATTATGAATTATATGAACCATCTCCAAATCCAATAAAGTTATCTCCACATAAGTTTGAATCAATGGCAGAAGCTAAAGAGTTCTCTGATACACATAGTAATGTATCTGGCTTTGAAGTGTATGGTATGACTAACTATGTGTCACAATTCATCTCAACAGAATTTCCAAAAGACATTGAGTTTGATATCAATAAGGTTAACATAACTTCAATCGATATCGAGGTACATGCTACTGAGGGATTCCCACATGCTGATCAAGCTGCATTTCCTGTTAACGCTATTACATTAAAGCATTCTATTAATGATACATTCTATACATGGGGATTAGATGATTTCGATACATCATTATCTGACTATGAAGTATGTTATTTCAAGTGTGAGAATGAAGAACAATTGTTAAGGAGCTTTCTGTTACATTGGGAATCACCTATCAATATGCCAGACATTATTACTGGTTGGAATAATAAACTATTTGATATGCCTTATCTTATTAATCGTATTAACAATTTGTTAGGTAGTAGTCAGTCTAATCGTCTATCTCCTTGGGGTAAGGTTACACCTCGTATGGTTAATATCATGGGTCAAGAGAATAACTATTATGACATCTTTGGTGTAGCTATTGTAGACTACATGGATGTATTCAAGAAGTTTGCATTACAATTTGGTAAGCAAGAATCGTATAAGTTAGATCATATTGCTAATGTTGTATTAGGTGAACGTAAGTTAGATATCACAGACTATGGTAACTTAGTTAATTTAGCTAATGAAAATCATCAGAAGTTTATTGAATACAACATCAAGGATACTTACTTGATTCCAAGAATGGATGATAAGTTAGGTCTAATGTCAATTGTATTGATGGTAGCATATCAAGCTGGTGTTAACTTCATAGAGACATTTGGTACTGTTGGTATTTGGGACTCTATCATCTATAGACGTCTATTAGCTTTGAAACAGGTAGTTCCACCTAAGAAGCATAACATTAAGGTTCCATATCCTGGTGGTTATGTAAAGGATCCACAAGTTGGAATGCATAATTGGTTAGCTTCATTTGACGTTAACTCTCTATATCCAAACATAATCGTTCAGTATAATATGTCACCTGAGACTATTAGATCTGATATATCTGAGCCATCATTCTCTGTTGATAACTTATTGAATCAGAGAGTTAAAGCTGATTATGATCTTCCATGTGTAGCTAATGGAACATACTTTGAAAATAATAAGGTTGGATTGATTCCACAGATCATCACAGACATCTATGCTGAACGTAGAGATGCAAAGCAAGTAATGATTCAAGGTCAGAAAGACATTCAGGGTGTTACAGATAGTAAAGAGATTGACAGACTTGAGAAGATCATCAGTGTTAATAAGTCTAAGCAAATGGCTCAGAAGATCTTATTGAACTCATTGTATGGAGCTATGGGTAATATTCACTTCAGGTATTTCGATATTCGTGTAGCTGAAGGTATTACTATGATGGGTCAGCTTACTATCAAGTGGGCAGAACGAGCAGCTAATGAATTCATGAACATGGTAATGGAAAATAAAGAGCCAAAGGATTATGTTGTAGCTATCGATACTGACTCTGTGTATGTTTCTATGACAGAAGTTATAGCTAAGTTCAAACCAAAGAATCCAATTGACTTTCTTGATGATGTATGTGGATCTAAGTTTAAGGATAAGATCACAAAAGCTCATGGTGAGATGTATAAGATTACTAATGGATTCACTCATCGTCTTGAGATGGATCGTGAGGTAATAGCTGATCGTGGTATCTGGATAGCTAAGAAACGTTATATTCTTAATGTGTTGGATGATGAGGGAGTACGATTAGCTGAACCTAAGTTAAAGATTATGGGTATAGAAGCTGTTAAATCATCTACTCCAATGAAAGTTCGTGATGCATTGAAGGAATCGTTTCCACTTCTAATGAGTTCAACTGAAGAAGAACTTCAGAAGTTTATATCTGACTTTAGGGTTAAGTTTAATAGTATGCCTGCTGAGGATGTATCATTTCCAAGGGGATGTAATAACGTAGCTAAGTATGTTAATAAAGTAACAGTATATAATAAGGGTACTCCAATTCATGTTCGTGGAGCTTTGGTATTCAATAACTTATTAAAGGAACGAGGACTGAATAAGAAGCATGAATCTATTAAGTCTGGTGATCGTATTAAGTTTGCTTATATGAAGATGCCAAATCCTATTAAAGAGAACGTTGTATCTTTTCCAAACTTTCTTCCAAAAGAGCTTGACCTTGACAAGTATATAGACTATAATATGCAATTCGAGAAGACATTTCTAAAACCTATTAGTGCAATCTTGAATGTAATCGGATGGGAAGCAGAACCAAGTGCTTCTTTAGAATCATTCTTTGAGTAATATATGATAGAATTAACAATATTTAAATACACGAGAGATAATAAGACTAATAACAAATTGGCGGTTCCTAACTGGCTGTCGTTTGTTACGGTGTTAAAACACCTCTCTAAGCAGCCTGGCTATAAACCCAAACAGGGTGAATTTAAACCAGGATCTAGTCTTATATCGCCTGCTGTGTACTCTGAAGGCACTACACGATCTAATGTCAATGTAGATTATTGGGGTATGTGGGCTGCATTAGATGTTGATCAATATGAAGGTACTTTCGAAGAAGCATTACTTAAATATAAAGACTATGAGTATGTTTGTTACTCTACAGCATCTTCAACAGAAGAACATCCTAAGTTTCGTGTAGTGTTTCCTCTGACAGATATTGTTTCTAAGAAGCAAATTAAAGGGTTCTGGTATGCAATCAATAAGAACTTTGGTGAGGATGGAGATCCACAAACTAAAGACATGAGTCGTATGTATTACGTTCCTGCAGTGTATCCTGATGCGTATAACTTCTTTATAGAGAATAAAGGTAAGCGTATTGAACCAGAAGAATTGATGGAACAATATCCATGGGTAGATCGAGGAGAGACATTCTTTGATCGTCTTCCAGAATCTATTCAGAAGACATTGATTGCACGTAAGAAAGATGAGATGAATAATAAGACATTCAAGTGGAGTAGCTTTAAAGACTGTCCATTTGTTAATAAGAAGATGGTGATGCAGTACGCTGTTATATCTGAAGGCGGATGGTATCATATGATGTACAAGATTATGGTATCGACAGCATCGTCTGCTTTGTATCATAAGTATCCTATAACGTCTGCAGAGATCGCTACATTGTGTAGAGAGATAGATAGAGCCAATGGGGATTGGTATGGGGAAAGACCTTTCGAGATTGAAGCTGATAGAGCTATTGAATACGCATACAAAAATATAGGTGTTATATGAAAATATTAGTAACTGGAGCAGCTGGCTTCATTGGATATCATGTTAGTTCTGAACTTGCATACAGAGGACATACAGTAGTAGGTGTTGATCGTGACATTAATGGTTCTGCAATTAGATCCAAGCGATTTGATTTGTTAGAAGAAGCAGGAGTATTCCAACGGGAAGTTGATATCACACACAACTGTGATCGTATTGACTTCTCTATGTTTGACTTTATCTTCCATCTAGCAGCAAATGCTGATGTGATGCATTCACTTGAACAGCCTGCTGGATACTACATGAATAACATTGTAGGTACTCAGAACATTATCGATGGCGCTACTCTACATAACATTCCTGTAATATATGCATCATCGTCATCTGTATATTCATCGAACAAATGTTCAACGGCTAAGCCATACAAAGAGAACATGGTACTCAATCCGCCACCTAATCCGTACGCAATGTCTAAGTATGTGAATGAATCTCAATTTGATCAGGCTTCTATTAAGAGTTGGGGTATGAGGTTCTTTACTGTATATGGTGAATGGGGTCGTCCTGATATGGCTTTATGGAAGTTCACTCAGCAGATTATGAATGAAGAGACTGTTACTCTACGTGGTAATGGTAAGTACATCAGAGACTTCACTCATATCGACGACTTGATTAATGCTCTAATATTAGTACTCGATCAGCGACCTAAAGAAAGTATCATTAACGTAGGTACAGGACGTTGTATTACTAATGAAAGAATGGTTAATATCATAGAGAATGTTACTGGTATTAAAGCTAATATTGAATATGAAAAAGCAAACAAATATGAAAGTAAGATGACATTAGCAGATACTTCTATCCTTACATCATTAGGATGGGAATCTCATACAGGTATTGAGGTTGGTATTAAATCGTTCGTTAAATGGTATAAGAAAGCAGGTGGCCGATATGATGCCTAGGATTGCAATCATTGGTAATGGGTTTGTTGGATCGACAGTATCTACTGCATTTAGTAATACAGAGCAGTACATTCTAGATCCAACAACTCATCCAGAAAACAACTATGATGATCTGGTTGCTTTGAATCCGATGTTAGTCTTTATATGTGTACCCACACCAATGAGTGTAGATGGGTGCATGGACTCTAGTAACATAGACGAAGTTCTAGCTGAGTTACATAAGCGGAACAAATACCTAGTTAAGGTAATCAAGTCTACTATTGTACCAGATCAGATTGATAGCATGTTTCAGCTATTTGAGAATGTTATATACAATCCTGAGTTTCTTCGGGAAGAGTATGCACTCCACGACTTCTTGAATCCTAAGTTCAGAGTGTTCGGTGGTAATTATGCTGCATGTGAAAGAGTATCTGAATTGTATTATATCATGTCTGACTGTAAGTCTTGTCACACTTATATAACAGACGTTGCTACTGCATCGTGGGTCAAGTACACAATCAATACATTCCTTGCAACTAAGGTAGCATTCTTTAATAGTATCAGAGAGAAGTTCGATGGTGGTGATTGGATGGCATTCCAAACTATTATTCCAGCAGAACCTCGGTTAGGTAATTCTCATATGCAGGTACCAGGACCAGATGGACTACTTGGCTTTGGTGGATCATGCTTCCCTAAAGATATACAGGCATTGGCCTGGGAGTATGATCTACCAATCTTAGACGCAGTCATTGAATCTAACAACAAGATCCGTTCACAATATGATTCGATTAAACGAGAAAAAGATCAGAATATTGTTTACATTTAGTCTAAACTATAGTATAATATACCTAAGAAATTAATAACTGAGAGAGAACATTATGTCCATAATGGATAAACTAAAAAGTAATTCAAAGATCAAGGCAACTGATTCATTAGTTGACTCTAAGATCTTTAAGAATCTTGATGTGACACCTACACCAGTTCCTATGATTAATGCCGCATTATCAGGGAATGTTGATGGTGGTGTTACTTCAGGATTGACAGTACTGGCTGGACCATCTAAGCACTTCAAGACGTCATTCGCATTACTAATGGCTGCAGCATTCTTGGAAGCTCATAAGGATGGTATCATATTGTTCTATGACTCTGAGTTTGGTTCTCCTGCATCATACTTCGAATCATTTGGTATTGACACATCTCGTGTTCTGCATACTCCAATTGCAAACGTAGAAGAGTTGAAGTTTGATATCGTAGCTCAGCTAGAAGGAATGGATCGTAAAGATAAGGTAATGATCGTAGTCGATTCTATCGGTAACCTTGCATCTAAGAAAGAATTAGAAGATGCTAAGTCTGAAAAGTCTGTAGCTGATATGTCACGAGCAAAAGCTCTGAAAGGTCTATTCCGTATGGTGACTCCATACTTGACTATGAAAGACATTCCAATGTTAGCTATCAACCACACATATCAGGAGATCGGTTTATATCCAAAGAACATCGTATCTGGTGGTACTGGTATCTATTACTCTGCAGATAACATCTGGATCATTGGTCGTCAACAAGAGAAAGTTGGTACAGAGATTGCTGGATATAACTTTATCATTAACGTAGAGAAGTCTCGATTCGTTAAAGAGAAGTCTAAGATTCCAATCAGTGTAACGTGGGATGGAGGTATTGAGAAGTACAGCGGATTGTTACAATTAGCATTAGCAGGATCATATGTAGCTAAACCATCTAATGGTTGGTATCAACGAGTCAATACAGATTCAGGTGAGATGTATGGTGATAAGTGTCGTGAGAAAGAAACGTTAAAGGGCTCTTTCTGGGATCCGATCTTTAAAGAAACAAACTTTAAAGAGTTCATTAAAAACTACTACACAATTGCATGTAAGCCAATGCTAGAAGGGGAGATCGACTTTGACCAGTAAATTCTATGAAATGATTCCGATGGAAGATGAAGATCGATGGGGTGTTAGTATAACAGACTCAGAGAATAAGTTCTTTGGAGTATCAGCAATGTATGGTAGTGTTTCTGCTAAGGAACTTGGGGATGGTACAGCACAGTTATCATTCCACTACGATGTTATAGATAATCCATGGGATGTTGATGTTAGTGGAAATGATCTACATAACGTCCTTGGTGAAGCATTAGAAGATATATTATACACATCATTAGAAAGTGGTGAATACAGAATGGGAGATAAAGTTGAATCTGGAACAGCTGATAATTAGAAACCTGTGCATTAATGAAGAATTCACTCGAATGGTAATCCCTTTTATTAAGAGGGAATACTTCGAGGGTGTATCTCGTAATGTGTTCGATGATATAGTTAAATTTGTTAATAAATACAATAAGCTACCTACAGCAGAAACTTTATTGATTGAGCTTGATACTTCTAGTAATTATGAAGAAGCAAAGACTCTATTAAAAGCAGACGTTGATGCAGTAGAGAAGGATTGGTTAGTAGATCGTACAGAAGGTTGGTGTCAGGATAGAGCATTGCATCTTGCAGTAATGGATTCAATTGAGATCATTAATGGTACTCATAAAGAATTAAGTAAGGATGCAATGCCAGATCTATTAACAAAAGCATTAGCAGTAACATTTGATTCATCTGTTGGTCACGATTATATCGATGATGCAGAAGGTCGATTTGAGTTCTATAATGCTACAGAAGAAAGAATTCCATATGATCTAACGTACTTTAATCAGATCACAAAAGGTGGATTACCACGTAAGTCTTTATCTGTTATCTTAGCAGGTACTGGTGTTGGTAAGTCTTTGTTCATGTGTCATCAGGCAGCAGCAGCTATGTCGATGGGTAAGAATGTATTATACATTACTTGTGAGATGGCAGAAGAGAAGATAGCAGAACGTATTGATGCTAACTTATTGAATGTTGATATTGCTAAGCTAGATACATTAGAACATGATAACTTTATCAATAAGGTAAATAAGATATCTACTAAGACTCAAGGCAAGATCATCATTAAGGAGTATCCAACTGCAACAGCACATACTGGTCACTTCAGAGCATTATTGTCTGAGATCAAGTTAAAGCGGAAGATGGTTCCAGATATTATCTTTATAGATTATCTGAACATTTGTGCATCGGCTAGGATGAAAGGTATGGGTGGTTCTATTAACTCATACACATACATCAAGTCTATTGCAGAAGAGATTCGTGGATTAGCTGTAGAGTTTAATGTACCAATTGTAACAGCAACTCAGGTAAACCGTGAAGGTTTTGATTCATCTGATGTGGATCTAACTAACACATCTGAATCATTTGGTCTACCAGCAACAGCAGACCTAATGTTTGCATTGATATCTAATGAGGAATTAGAAGGCTTAAATCAGATAATGGTTAAGCAATTGAAGAATCGTTATAATGATATTGGTTTGAATAAGAGATTTGTTATTGGAGTAGATAGAGCAAAGATGAGATTATTCGATGTGGAAGAACGAGCACAGAGTTTAATCGAATCTCCAAAGAAAGAAGATCCATTAAATCTTCCAGATAAATTCACTGGATTCAAATAGGAACTACCATGGGATACCATACATTAGATGATCTGCAGAAAGTAATCGACTTGATGCATCGTAGGATGACTCATATTATGTTGAATAGAGGGGTACTTGCTCAGCCAGAGATTGATAATATCTTATCTGATATTAAAAGCCTAGCGAGGCAAATTGCCCATGAGTAGTTTAGTCGTATTAAGTTTATTTCTTATAGCTATAACAGCTATTTGGTTCTACAAACTAGGCCTTCGAACTGATATTGAAGTAGCTGTTAACCAGGAGAGTTTTAGGGCAGGTATAGAAGAGGGTGTATCAGGTACACTTAAACTAATGGAAGAGGAAGGAATAATTCGTCGTAACGAGACAGATGATGACTACGAAATGCCATCGGCTGTAAGTTACGACGAAAAGGTTTAGTTACTTCTTAGCTTTCAATGCAGCAGCACCAAAGAATGCAGCAACGATACCAGCAACAGCTATAAAGTAGACTCCTGCCATATCTCCAAGGATAGTGGCAGCTTTGTCTACACCAAATACTACTGCTATCACTACAGCGAATGGATATAATAGCATTCCGCCTAATGCAAACCAAGCCATATTACGTTGGGCGTCTTCTTTCTTATCTTCATTCTCAAGACGTATCATTCGTTCCTGAGTATCAAGTTCCTCATCAGTTATGATGCCGTCACCATTAGTATCGGCTACATTTAATTTACTGTCAGCTGCTAGTTTCTTAGTCATGCTATTATCCTATTTAGTTGTTGCTATAAAGACACCATCCCAATCTTCTGGGAGGTCTTGCTTCATCATATATCTACAACGCTCAATCCATATATCATAATAATCTTCCATTTGGCTATAGAAGCTAACGCGTAACATCTTACATAAATGAATAGCCATCTCAAAATCTTGCTCTTGATAAGCAACGTGCATTTCAGCATGAGCATCAACAGAGCTACTGAACATCTTAGATGATAGATCTAATGCAGTATAAATCTCCAATCCTACTGTCTTACCTTTCACAGCAAGTTTATCTAGTTTAAGATAGAAGAATGATTTCTTTGTTCTCTCGTATGTCTCTGGTCCAACGATCAGCAGTACACCATATGACTTACATGCAGACTCAAGTCTTGCAGCAGTTGATACAGCGTCTCCAAGGATGTCATATGAATGCCTTGCAGTAGATCCCATCTCTCCGATATAACCTAATCCAGTATTAACACCAGCGCCCATTCCTACAGGAGGTCTGTCTTGCATGATGTCTTGATCATTAAACGACTTCACGGCCTTGATCATATCTAATGCAGTACGAACAGCAGTATGAGGATGAAGTGGATCATCTATTGGAGCATTATGAATGTGCATCGAAGCATCGCCGATATACTTGATAACCATTCCGTCTGCATCAAGAATAGGTTGAGTAATAGCATCCATATATCCATTCATTATCTGAGTTAATCCCTTTACATCATCACCGAATGATTCACCTAGTGGAGTAAATCCTCTTAGGTCAGTAAAGCATATCGATACTTCTTTCTTCATACCTTCTTTGATTAGTGCAGGATTCTCTTGTAGCATACGTACGACAGTAGGAGATGCATAGCCTGCAAACTGCTTCTTGATAGCCATCTTCTCAAAGAACTCTTGTCCGAACTTAACGCCATATACATGAGCAAATACAATGATACTCATAAGCGCAGGTAGTATTGTAAGGTGTAGTTCTGCCCAATTAATGAATGCATAGAATGGTAGATATACAACTGATCCGAATGCAACCAGTGATACTAACCAACCAAATCTGATATAAGATAACAATACAATCATCAATCCTAATGCACCAATTGCAAGGATCTTATACAGCTCACCTAATTGAGGTGTTGATATATTATAATCATCTCGTACAGAAGCAAATGCACTTGATGCAATTTCATGCCCGTACACTGCCCCAGAGGGCGTAGGAACAGGGTTTGCAATACCTTCTGCAGTAACACCAATGAATACTGTCTTACCTTCTAAATCAGGTATTGTATCTGCCATAGAGTATCGTGTATGAGTGTAGTTAGGATTGATCCATACACGTGATAAAGCATCTGTCTTGATTATAGGAAAGCCTTTAACTCGTACTGCCACGACACCAAAATCATTAGACTTGATCTGATACGTATTAGTTCCTGTGTACAGTTTAAGTATTTCAAGTGTAAGAGAAGGATATAATGTATCACCTACTCTGCTGATCATTGGAAGTCTACGAACCACTCCATCCGACTCTGGTAATGTATTAGCAATACCCACTCCTGATACTACTGTCTCGTACTTCTCTAGATTGGCTGCGATGCCACTATACGAAGGAACGAATGTCTTTGCAGGAGGTCCTACTTCTACTATGCCTGTAGTGTATGCTGATCTACTGCTGGATTTCTCTGTAGGGAAGTGAGATAATATAACACCCTGACTAAGATACTGAGTAAACATATCATCCTGTCCACTTCTATCCTCTTCTGGAAATGCCATATTAAATACGATGGCTCCTGCATTAGATAATCTAAGACGATGAATTAGATCTGCATATTCATTACGAGGAAATGGGAACTGGCCATAACGAGCCAAAGCCTTCTCATCTATATCAATTAGAACAGATCCTGAATCAATTGGTTCTGATATCATAAGCTGATCTGATATCTTCAATTCAATATTCTGTATGATAAGTGGATTAGATACAACTACATATGTGAGTGCTGCAAGTGTTATGATAGCCCATAATGGTGATAGTATGTATTTCATTCTTGATATATCCTTATGCTGTTACTGGATCCCCAGTCTAAAGTATCGAAGCTGATTTCTGATGCACCTTGAGTGATCTGTAGTCTTATTCCTGATTCTATTCTGAATCGTATATCTATTGACTGATTGCCTGCAATACGAATTACTCTTGCAATGGGCTCTTCAATAATAGTGTATATCTGAGACGTATCATTAAGTCCATGTATACGTCCATCTCTCTCACCTAGGAATGGATCAAACAATACGTTTGCTAGTAGATCGAACCCTAACGGGTCAACGTCTAGTTCTGACCAATCTAAGTCATCATCCATCTCTAATAAATCTATATCTAACCCATCAAATTTAAGCCAATCAATACCATGAGCTTTCTTATTAGCTAACTCTAATTGTTCTTTGATCTTCTTTGGAGGAGATATAATCATTAGGTTATTGATTATATTTAAATCTATCTTGAGTAATACTGGTTTGGTGGGAGCAAATCCACGAGCAACAACAGCAGTTGCTTGGAAAGCTACATTCATAAGTACCATTCCCATATCAGATGATACTTCAATCTCACCGACTGATCCATCTACATTAGGTAGAAGTATTATTGTAGATCCACCCAGCTCATTAACTGTCATAGCAAATGCAGTTCCACGTACTGCAATGGATGCAGAGGGAGTTGATATAGATACGTTTGCGGGATTCTTAGCTATAAAGCCAGAAGCATACTTAACAGTACCCATTGCTATTTTAAGACCCAGGGTACCTGTTTTCGTTTCAGGATCATACACGAAATCATCTATCACTAATTCAGAATGCTCTGATACTCGTACTTGCGTATCATCGTCGAATGTTATACCGACTACTCCTTTTGCAGTCTTCACATAATCATCCATTTCAACACCCTGCTCACTCACTACATCAAATACTTCAGTGTCTCTCTTAATACTAGAAGCACCTTCAAGTTCTGTTATAGAACCTATACTTGCATTAGTCTGATTGGGTAATAGTAATAGTCTGATTGCTACCACTAAGATCAAGATCAATCGTGTTTGCAATTAGAGTTGCTCCTTGGTCAATTGTTACAGTATTAAAGCTTCCAAGTGAAACTATTTTAGCAGAGTGTCCACCTAGGCCAGAACCATATCCGGATTGAGTAAGTGAATATGTATTACTATCGCCTGTAAGATTCAGATCGATATTTGCTCCGTCTGCGTTTATATCAAACATAAAATCGTTTGTACTACCTAATACAATAGCACTTACAGTTCCATTTGCAGCAGAAAGTAATCCTGCATCAACATCAAATGTGTTGGATGATCCTGTAAGACTAATTACGTATGCTGAACTATTTGCATTAGCTATCTGTAGATCTACTACGTTAGCGGAACCAATTTGATCTAGATCTAAAGTAAAACTATTACCGTATATAGAACCGAATATTGAGTTAGTGGATCCTAGCTGATTGATATTAATGTTTTGATCGTTGCCATTGATTATAAAGTATGGTGATACGTCAAGGGGTTTACCCACTGAGTTATTATCTCCACCAGATTGAGATATGAATAAAGTTAATCCATCTCCCGCAACCTGATCAATGTACACAGCTTGCTCGCCGTATGTCAACGTCGCTACCATAATTAAAGGTGCTACCATTGTTAGTCTTTTCATTTTAGTGCCTACCATATTTGTTTTCTTACACCATCCCGTACAATAGTGTGAATAGCTTTCTCAATTGTATATTGTACAGCCCTTGAGGAAGCCTCGTTTCTGTTTTCACCGCCTTCTATTTCTAAGGTCTGGGTATCCATATCGAAGAACTTAAATGTGGTACTATTAATACCTTTGCTGAGTAATTCCTTCTCTACTAATACTGATAATAAAACTTCGGATGTTGCTACAGATACTACTCTCATAGAGACTGTAACATTGTGTTTTGTATATTGCTCGGATACACCTAAACCGAACACACGTAATCCTTGACCACCTGATATGATATCTGAATCATAACCGATGATACCACCCTCGATGATAATACCTGCATACATCATCGGAGGTAGAGGAGAAGTTGCTGCATCGTCATTTCCTATACGAGAGCTTCTAATGATTTGACGTTCTTTCACAAGATTATCAATACCACTGCGTTCTACTACTCGGAACCAACGACCACCTGAATATGATTTGAGGCCATTTACAACGTACGAATCTGCGCCCTGAGTAACTGCCATAGACAATGAAGCTGAACCTGATGTAGGTTGTCTCTGACCTGTAAGATCGTTAAATGAATATACTGCAACAACAAGCGGCCCATTCTTTGGAGGTTTAGTTGCGTATCTTGATTTTGATACTTCTGATGCATCTTCTCGGCTAACCGGTTGTAGGTCATGTATTGCTGCAACACTACATCCAGTTAGTATTAATGATGCAATCATTATGCCAATGATCTTCATAGTCCAAATGCCCCGACTGGAACTGTGACGACTGTTACGTTGCCGTCTGCTCCTATGATTTCTAATGATACTTCTGTACCATCATTGGTATAATTAATAACTGTACCTGCTAATTCTATAGTGCCAGAGGCAGACGGTTCGTCACCAAATAGTGCATCTACTAAAGCTTTTGATAATTGTGCATACACACGAGATTCGAAGTTGTTAATGAATCGTGCAAGGTTAGATGAATCTGCTTCTCGTTCAGCTTCTCTTATCTCTTGATCAATCTTATCTTGACGTTCTTTCTTACCCTTCTGAGTGAGCTGTTCTAGTGTTATGACGTGCGAAGACCATCCGATACCAGAGAATGATGGATTGCTAAATGCATAAGGATTTGGGTTAGCGCTTATCGTACTCGAAAGTAGTATCAGTGCTATCGTGCTTATCAATCTTTGCATTATTTCTTTCCTGTTCCTGTAGAATCATATCCAACTTTGTTTTAAGACGTATCAGATCATTATCCAACATACGTATTCTATCGATCAATCCAATCAGAGTCATATGAGACTCGCTCACTACAGGATCGACTTCTTCTGTCACCCAGGTCCATATATAATATATGAAGTAACCTAATCCGAATGCTGCAATGATAGGAAAGCCATATTGACCAATTGCTTCTGCTATATTTTCCATTAGTCTTTCCTTGAGTCCTTCTGACCGTCTGCTCGTGCAATACGATCTAGATCAGGTCTAATACCAAATGCAGATGTTATCTGTACGTCGATACGAATGAGCTCATTGTTCATAGTCTTGACTCTGTTGTCGAGAGCAATAGCGAACATGCGCTGAGTCTTTATGTCTTCTAGCACTCCTGCAAGTATAAACTTCAGAGTAAGGAATACAAAGAAGCCACCAGCCAGAGCAGATGCAATTGGGAATCCTACATCAGATACTAATTGTAAAAAGTCCATCAAATTCATCCTAAAACAGTTATACAATATTTATAATAAAACTCGTTGCAACGTTGACTTTTTGGTGTTTATGTAGTATAATAAAGATGTCTTTGTGCGCAGGCTGTATACCATAAAAAGTTATAAGCATATAACAAAACAATCTAAGAACAGTGTTCCCTGAACCAGATATATACTGTATAATAGCTATATTGAATGAGAACAACTGAAGGAAGTATATTATGACTAAGTTTAACAAAGCAGATTTTACGTACGAAGGTGGATACTTAATGTATGCAGGTCCTTATGTAGGTGCAAAGACTTACGAAGAAGTATATGGTGCAGAGAACTGTCACCCATCTCGTATCGGTATGCAACGTGAGGCTTTCATCGCTCGCTTTAAGTATAAGGGTATTATTTCAAAAGCTGCATTTGTTAAAGAGCTTATCAAGAACCATACAGTTGAAGGTTATCTTGCAGCTTTGCCAGATAGCATGGGTCCAACCATTGTTTTAGCTAATGCTAACCCAGCATGGTATAATAACCTAGTTGCTAAGTTCGATGCTAAGCATAAGTTGTGGAGGTAGATGATGAGTGAAATCCAGAAGGCTTTTGAGACTATAAAACAAGCCATGATCGATGATTCTCCTGAAGTGCAAGGCAGTTATGCACATGCATGGCACTGTAATATAGCTATGGCGGTATATGACGAGTGTACTACAGATATAAGCTCTGAAGATGCTATGAGAATTGGTAACGCAGCTGCAACTAGGTTTATGAAAACATGCTTTGATGTAGTAACTAAGCAGTAATGGAGGATGAAGATGAATAAAGAACGATTTGATAGGCAAATGAATAGTGGCCAGTACGTAATCTGGGCAGGCAATCGTATATACGAGCTTGAAGAAGCTGATAAGAATATGTCAGAAGAGATTACATCTTTATACGATGAAGTCTCTGCTGCATACGAAGAGATTGGTGAGTATAAGGCATTACTACGAGAGGCGAATCAAGTTCAAAGGGTGCTGATTCAAACGCTGGATAAGCTAACATCATGACACCACAGGAGCAGTATGATTACAAGCGGGCATGGTTGCAGTTAGATAATCAAGTCGTACCAATTCATTCTGACAATCTATGGAAAGCTAAGTTGTGGGTTCGTGAGAACGTCGATCGTACACAATATTCGTTTAGACCGTATACTGACATATACGAACATACATACTACTTTGAAATAAGTACTGATGTAGAAGAGTTCAAAAAGTTATATGCATATAACAAAACGATATAAGAAAGATTGAATTAGCTGTTCTCTTACTTCAGGGTATGATGTATAATAGCTATATTGAATCAAGAAACAAACGAAGAGAATATATTATGAAAAACCTTGAAATGCAAGTTGGAATGATCATCAAAGCTAAAGACTTCGGTCATTTGGATTCTGATTTTATCATCGGTGAGATCACTTATGTAAGCTCTACTGGAATGATTGAAGGTATGATCACTAAACGTGTAATGGATAATAAGGATGTTACAGGTCTATATGATGATGGTTTTTTCACTACTGTACAAAACGGTAAAACAATAATGGATCGTCCAGAAGAGCCTCGCTTATCAGAAGTGAGTGTATTCTCGAACGGCGCAACTTTCGGATAAATATGAAAAATTGGACGGACAACGTAAGTAAATTTAATGCAGTAGCATGTTATGTATCAGACACACAGTCTGGTATCAATGATAAAACTAGGTTGGCCTGGGTAGTTGATTTCATCTCAGGCAGTGCGTTTCCGTTCAAAGATGATACTGGTGTGTATTGGAAATATTCAGACCCAGTAACAAAATTATAACGAATTGAGAATTATATTATGAAAGGTTTACTAGAAACAACAGGTGGCGATTTTCCAGCTCACACATATTTCATGACTGGAGACGGTGAAGCTATCTATGCTTACTACAACGTCATCCAATCTCAATTTGTAGTTTTTCGGAAGTCGATTAAGTTCTACAAAGCTGGTCGTAAGTTCTCTAAAGTAAACTTCACAGGATAATATTATGATGTTATTAATGGGTTATAAAAGTAAGAAAGAATTGAAGTCATCTATCGGTGATCAACTTGACTACATGGAAACTTCATTGTTTGGTAATGAGTATTTGAATGATGGAACGTTTCTGGCAGCGCATCGTCCTGCTGTGACTAAGTTAGGTGGACGTGAGTTCTTTGCAGAAGTTACTATGGTTAATGGCTTAATCGCTAAGGTGTCGTAAATGAGTGATGTATTCGTAATATCTGATTGCCACTTTGGACATAGAAACATTCTTAGATATCGTACCCAGTTTCCTACCATTGAAGAGCATGATGAATTTATTATGGATAATATCGCATCTACCATCGGTAAGCGTGATGTTCTATGGATGTTGGGGGATTGTTTCTTTACGACAGAATCTCTTGACTTTCTTAGGCGCATCAGCAAGATGTGTATGAAGGTACACTTTGTTATAGGCAACCATGATACTGACTCAAAAGAGGGTCTTGCTAACATTGGTACTATGATCGAAGAAAAACTGATTGATAAGATCGGTGGAGCATTCAAGGGACGGGGCGATAGATGGTTTACTCATTGTCCTATCCATCCGGATGAGCTACGTGGTCGTGTAAACATTCACGGTCATGTTCATTCAAATACAATTAAAGATGCACGTTATTTCAACGCGTGTTGTGAGAACATTGATTATACACCAAGACGTATAAGTGAATGTATATATGAGGAATAAAATTATGGGTGTATCAATGGATGAGTTGTATAAGCGTGATACTACAGGTAAGGTTCGTGTATGGACTACTGAAGTGGAAGGTGATATGCATCGTACGATCACTGGTGTAGTTGATGGTAAAATGGTTGTCTCTAAGTGGAGTCAATGCAAGCCAAAGAACGTAGGTAAGGTTAATGAAACGAGCGGTCATGAACAGGCAGTTGCAGAATCAAGTGCTAAACACACGAAGCAGATTGCGAAGGGATATTTCTCCAACATTGATGACATCGATGGCGGTACTCTTTTCAAGCCTATGCTTGCTAATGATTATGCTAAGCTAAAGAATCCCATTGACTTTCCAGTGACGTCTCAACCTAAGCTGGATGGTATTCGTTGTATTGCTAAAGCAGATGGATTGTGGACTCGTACAGGCAAACCTCATATGGCTATCCCGCACATCTGGGAAGCTGTTAAAGGTATATTCGAAGAGTTTCCTGACATGATCTTGGATGGTGAATTATACAACCATGATCTTAAAGACGACTTCAACTCTATCGTATCATTGGTGCGTAAGTCTAAACCTTCAGAAGAAGACCTAGCTGAGTCTGCTAAGTTAGTTCAGTACCATGTATATGATATTCAATACGATCTATATGATGAAACAAAGGATCTTAACTTTGTATTCCGTAAGACATCTTATATCAACATCGTACGTAAGCTAGATATTGATTGTATCGTTCCTGTAGCTAATGCGTTCATTCAGTCTCAGGTCGAGTTAGATGAAGTGTATGCACGTTATATCTCAGAAGGATATGAAGGTCAGATGGTTCGTCTTGACGGTCTGTATGAGAACAAGCGTTCTAAGAATCTTCTGAAGCGTAAGGAATTCATTACAGAAGAATTTGGAGTGGTTGGAGTAGAGGAAGGACTAGGCAACTGGTCCGGTTGTGTCAAGCGATTCAACTTAGTTAATGAACATAATGTATATTTCAATGCTGGTGTTCGTGGTACTCAGGTACAATTAGCTGATCTACTTAACAACAAGAAGTGTCCTGATTGGGCCACATTACGTTATTTTGAATTAAGCCCGGATGGCATTCCGCGCTTTCCTATTGTTATTGATTATGGCTGGGATGGAAGAGACGATTAAATTATATGCATATAACATTTTAATCTAAGAAAGCTGTTCTCTTTTCTGTTTGGATATAGTATAATAGCTATATTGAATTGAGAACAACTGAGAGAATATTATGGAACAACTACTTATCGCATCAAGAGCATTCGAAGCAACTGGAATTTTTGAAGTTGTATTATATGTAGTATTGGCAGCATCTGTTGTTGGAACAATCATCTTATCAAAGAAAGGTTCATTATAATGTTTGAAGCAATTAAAGTTAAAGATGGTGTGATTGTATTGCCAGAAGGCTATATGAATATGTTTAATGATATGGAGTCTTTAAAGTCTTTCATAACAGGACGTTTGGCTCACGAAGCAGAAATGTTAATCCGTGCTCAAGTGTATGGTCAATTGAAGGATATGGATTTTTATGAAAACAAAGGAATATAATGTTATGTCGAGAGCAGTCGAAGAAGGTATTCGATCTGGTCTTTACAGAGCATTTAAACACTATGATGAGTCTACTCCAGTAGATGAAGATAGGGAGTTGGATAGAATAGTATCCGTTGTTGCTAATATCACAATGGAGTCTATTCAAGAAGTATTTAATCTCGAAGGAGAGATGTAATGTCTTACTACATGTACTTGGACGACATCAGGAATCCTACTACAGATCGTGATTGGAATGTAGTTAGATCATATCGTGAGGCAGTTGATATGATCCTTGAGTTCGGTATGCCTGCATACATTAGCTTTGACCATGATCTTGGTGAAGCTGATATTGAAACTGGCTACGATCTTGCAAAGTGGATTGTCGATCAGGACATGGATGGGGCATTTACAATATCAACATTATTCAAGTTCAATGTACACTCTGCTAATCCAGTTGGAGCAGCAAACATTACATCTTACTTGAATTCATATATGAAAATGAGGAAAGTATTATGATTTTCGGTGAATATTATGACCTTGATCCAGATCAAGATGAAATTGATAATGCTCGTGCTCGTTACGCAGATATGATGGCTGAAGAATCTATGGGCG